GCCCGGCCGCCGCGCATGACCCGGCCCCCGGCACCCGGCTGGAACCGGCCGGAGCCGGCCTCGGGCTCGTTGCCCTTGATGCCGGGCAGCTGCGGGCCGCCGGTCGCGTAGCCGGAATCGTTGGCCTGCGTCCAGTCGGTCGGGCCATCGGTGTCATCCCGCACCGTGCTCATCGCGTAAGTGCCGGACAGGTAGGACCCGGGCCGGGTGAACGTCACCGAGTCCGCGCCCGAGCCGTCGCTCGGGTCGGCCCCGGTGCTGCCCGGCGCGCCGGTCTCGGTGATCTCGGCCTCGGTGATCCCGGTCAGCCCGTCCTCGGTCTGGCCCGGCTCGTTGGTCGGGTCGACCGAGCTGTCGTACCGCGCCCCGGCGGTACCCGGCGCCCCGGTGCCCTCCGGCAGCGGCCCGCCGAAGATCCCGTGGTCCTCATCGGGCGGGTACTGGCCGGGCTCCAGCGTCGGGTCGCCCGTGCTGCGGATCCCGGAGTACGCGTTCGTCTCCCGCGCTCCGGCCACGTCCTCGCCGGTCCCGTAGCCGGGAACGGTGTTCGGGTCATTGAAATCGGCCATCTAGGGCTCCTCGTATCTGGAACCCGGCTCCCGGGGGCCGCGGGCAGTTGCCTTATCTCATCGTAGGCCCGGTCACGGCCAGAGCCTATGGAGCTGCGCCAGGAACCCGTAATTAGGGTTCGTGGCCGGGCGGCGGGCGCGGATCCGGGCAACGGCCTGCTCCGCGCTGATGCCCAGCGCCCGGCAGTGCACCGCGACGTCGATGTAGGCGGCCCGACTGGCCCCCGCCCCGCATTTGAGGTACGCGTTCCCGCCCCCGCGCAGCCACGCGGCGATCGCGTCAGCCAGGTCAGTGAGCACGGCATCGGGCAGGCAGGCGTCCGGGCTGTCATCGATCTGCACGTCCAGCACGGCCTGCACCGTCGCATGGTCGATCCAGGTCCTGTCGTCCGCGCCGCGGTCCATCGACACGATCAGCAGCGGCGCGGCGGAAAAGGGCGGCGCCCGGATGGACGCGTCGGCGGTGCCGCCCTGCCAGATGACACCCCAGCCGGGCTTCAGCGCGCCGATCTCGTTATAGTCCACGGCTACAACCGGCCGCCGTACTTCGACATGAGATCCGCCTTGGTCATGTTGGGGGCGATCTCCGGGTCCTCGCCCTGGCTGATCGCGTAGTCGATCCAGCGCTGCTTGATATCGTGCGGCATCGGCGCCAGCTGCGGAGGTTCCGGTGCGGGCAGCGGCTCCGGCACGGGCACGGGCTCCGGTGCGGGCAGCGGTTCCGGGATCGCGCCGGCCCCGGTGCCGGCCGTCTCGGCCAGCGGGGACACCTCAGCCAGCGGCGAGACGCCCGTGCCGTCCTCGGGCTCGGCGGGTGCCCCGGCCCCGGGCTCGGACTCTGCGGCCGGGACCCCCGCCGGCGCGGCCTCCTGCGGGACGGCGGCCTCCGCGGGCTCCGCAGGACCCGGAACGGCGACGGCGAGGCCGATCCGGATCAGGTCCTCTGCTTCCCAGTCCTCCACCTCGAACGGCGGAGACCCGGCCGGGTGGTCGCGCCAGTCCCGGCCGCCCGGCCCGCCGCCGGACAGGGTGACGATCATCCGGATCCAGCGCATGCTAGCCTCCCTCTGGTTCCCCGCCCGCCTGGTGGCCACTCACCGGGCGGGCGGGGCCACTGCCGTCCAGTACGGCTCCGTCCGGGTAATGCTCCGCGACGAACTTCAGCAGGTCCGCAACCCGCTGGCCGCGTGGCTGGTTCACCCACAGTTCCAGGTTCTCCGGCCGGTTGTCGTCCCGGATGCCGTTCTTGTGGTGGACGTCCTCGAAGCTTTCCAGCGGGCGACCGATCACCTGCTCCATGACCAGCCGGTGTTCCAGGATCTTGACGCCATCGATGTTGGCCATGAAGTACCCGTCCGACGTAATGTAACCCTGGCTCTTGCGCGGCAGGGCTCCCCACTTGCCGATCGGGTCGCCGTTCCGCTTCCAGCGGTGGTAGTGCATGGCACACCAGCCCAGGGATGCCGCTTGCCGATCACATCCGTCGATCTTGCAGGTCATGCCCTCGTATTTTGGCTTCCGGCGTTCTGCCTGCGGGATGAGCCCCGCAGGTCCCGGGTCACCATTCCGCTGGATACGCATGTAGTGAACGAAACAGTAGCCCTTCGCATGAACAGGCTTACCGCACCTTTCCACCGCACATTGCACGTCCTGGTACTTACTGCGCCGGAGACGAGCCTGCGATTCAACAGTACCGGGGTCTCCCTGGCGCCGTACCCGGCTGTAGTGAGTCTGGCAGTAGCCCAGCGATTTGGCGGGCTCTCCGCAGTCTTCCACCAGGCACGAGCTGCCCGGGCTGTACCGGCGTGTCGGTTCGGTCGTGCCGTGACGTTCCATCCGGCTCTGATGACGCTTGCAGTAACCGTTCGCGTAGTGTTTCACCTCGCAGCCTTCGACACTGCACGTCTGGGGGCGCTCAGGGCGTTCCCGGATCTGGGATAGTACCGATCCCCTGCCCCGTTGGCGGTCGTGCGCCCGGCACAGGCCCCGTGCGTAGTGCTTCCGGTCGCAGCCCTCGAATGAGCAGGTCTTCGGTGCCGGAGGTTCCGGGCTGCCATGTCGTACCATCCGGTTGAGGTGAAGCTGGCAGTACCCGTGTGCCTTGGGCTTGTCCTCACAGCCTTCGGCCAGGCACTGCGGGGCCTGCCGGACGTATTCCCGGGGCAGCGCGGGATCGCGGCCGTTCTGCTGCTGCTTGTAGTGGAACTGGCATAGCCCGAGCGCGTAGTGCTTCCGCTCGCAGCTATCGAACGCGCACAGGCGCGTAGGCTTGGTCATTGCTGGTGCCCTCCTGACAGGGTTCTGGCAGAGAGCAGGCCGGGTCCTCTTCCAGCCTGCTCTCACTATCATACCAGCCTCCACTGACTAAAGCAAAATGTTACTAGCTTTCGTTTCGTGACAAGCTCAGTTTCATCTTGCTTTGTACCTGCGCCCGGAACTCACGCCAATCGGGAATCTTGTTGAAGTAACTGCAGGTCAGGTAGCGGCCCCCTGATACAGGCGGATTGCGCCCGTCCTATCCACAAGGGTCCCGTCACCCCTCAGGATAGCGCGGAAAGTGACCAAATCCGAACCGAAGGCAAAGTCATCGCTACGCTCGAAGCGGACCCCGCCGACGAGCCGGACGAAGTATTGCGAGAAATCGCCGAATGCGATCGACTTGGCATTGGTGGCCATGGCCGGCATGAAGGGATCGGCCACGAGCGGCTTTCCCAGGAGAAGGTCCGGGGAACCGAGAACCGCGCTGGGTTCCCAGATCGGCCGGCCGACCGTGTCGGTGATCTTCCGGAAGCCGCCGATGGTCTTATCGGCCGCGAGCCAATAGCACGAGCGGCTCTGCCGGTAAGGGGCGATTACAGAGTATTCGAGGTCCACGAGATTGGCGTAGGAAGGCGCGCCGGAAACGCCGGTTACCGATCCGGTGACGCCGACCGTAGCGGTGCTGATCAGGCCCGCAGGCTGGCCGGTGCCGGTTCCGTTGACGAGGTCATTGCCGAACGCGTTTCCCAGCGCGCGGCCGGCCTGCATCGCGAGATATCCGAGGAGATCGACGGCGGTGTCATCGATCAGTTCGCGGGCGACTTGCAGGAGAATTCCGTATTTGAATGCAGACAATGGCTGCATCCCGAATGCCGGGTCGGACGACGGCAATGGCGCTGCCTGGGCCGCGGATGCGGCGGTGGAATGGGCGGTGGTCTTCGGGACCTGGAGCGTTTCGCCGCCGCCGGTGTTCAGGACGGTGGGACCGCACTGCATGACGCCCGAAACCTCTATAAGGTGGGCTATCAGCATATCGTAGAAATCGATCGGCACGATGCTGCTGGCGGTGCCGCCGGTCCCGGCGGTCAGGACGCGGTAGTTGATCGGCCCGAGGCCGGGGTCCCGGCGGACTTCGAGGGCACGGCCGGCGCCGTCGTCGCCCCGGGCCCACTTGCGGACCTCCTCCAGCATCCGGGAGCCGCCGGCGGTGGCGGCGGCGGTGCCGGCGGCGGGCTTCTTGCCGGACAGGGCGTCGAACGCGTCGTCGGCGTCCTTGGCGCGCTTCTCCGTATCGAGCACGGCGCGTATGCGGGTGTCCAGTTTCTGCATCTCCTCCTGCAGCGCGTCCCAGCGGCCCTGTTCCTCCTCGGAAAGGCTCCTGTTTTCCTCTGCTGCCTTTTCGGCGATGCCCTTCGCTTCCTCCCACACACTGAGCCTGCGGTCTCGCAGCCGCTTGGCGACCTCAGAAGGCATGTTCTTTCCCTTTCGTTGTGTGCCTTCTGCACCTGCGCCGGCTCCGTCCGCGGGTAGCTACGGCCCTTCAGCGCGCTTGCCTGTACTGAAACTGGTGGTGTTACTCCTCGTCCGCCCAGGGATCCTCGGTGTTGGCCTGCAGGGTGAGCAGGGCCTGGGCACCCGTGAGCACGGGCTTCTTCGGCGGCTTGAGCCGCTGGTCGGTCTTCGGCTTCCAGCCGTCAATGTCGCGGTACCGCTTGAAGTACTCCATGGCGCGGCCCTCGGACAGCCGCATGCGGACTTCCTCCACGTCGGACTGCACCCAGTCGGCCAGGGACTGCACGGCACCGTTGAGCGCCCGGGCGCCTGCTGTGGCGTCTGGGTAGGCCGGGTCCAAGACCGGGGCGACGTCCACGAGCTGGACCGACATCAGGGTCCTCATGGGGTAGTTGAACTCGCTCACGCCCCACTCATCGCCGCCGGGAAAGACCCTGAACGCGAAACTTGAGTGCCGGACGTCACCGCGCTGGACGTACTCCAGGACATCACCGCGGGACTTCGGCGGCTCCACCTCGTACGCCAGGCCGGTCTGGTCGGTGGCCAGCCGCAGCGTCCGCGCGTAGGTGGTGCCGAGCAGCTGGTCATCGCGGTGGTTGTAACGGCAGACGACGTCGGGCCAGCCGGCGGTCTTGCACTCGTTGAAGGCGATCGGGTCCACCTGCTCCACGAATCCGCCCAGCTTGCGGCTCAGCTTGCCGAACGCCGCCGCGTAGCCGTAAATGTACTGCGGCCCCTGCTCGCCGTCCGTGCGGATCTCGGGCGGGAACCGGGTGAACCGACGTTCGGCGAACTCCCCCATAGGCTCTACCAGGCCGAACGCGGCGCGGTTATCACCGGAGACGGATATTCCGAAGCGACGGCAAGCCGC